CATTTTTATATCCTCCTCGTTAAGCCAGCAGAACGCCGCAGAATTGCGGGCCGCTTGAAGTTAAATTTCCAGCAAAGCCAATTAATTTTACGATCGCGTCTTGGTTCACTGCTTGACGTTCGCCACCGATAGGTACGAAGTTGCGGTTAACATTAGGACGGAACATCAAATACTTGGTGTTCAGCATCCACATATGACTTGCTGTTGCGCTTGAACCGATACCACCGTCCAGAACAACATCAGAAGCCATACCAGCGCCGTAATACTTGAGTGAAGCAAAACCAGCTCCAGCAGTGCTGTTTCCACCATCGCTAATGCGCTGAATGCTTTGCAGCGATTGCAGGTACATACGATAGAAGATGTTATCAGCAACGATCAGATCAGGCTTGTCCGTACCCCGAATCAACTGAACAGCTAGTGAGTCCATGTAACCTTGAATGTTGGATGCTGATGTAGCCGATCCACCATCGGTAGCTCCACTGAACTTAACTGAACGCCAGAAGCTATAGGTAGCACGGTTAATGCCGCCGTATGTTCCAGTGCTTGGTGCATCAGGTACAGCAGCGCCTAGCCCGGTCAGGTTCTTACCAGCGTTACCAGTACCATCGAGGTACAAGTCACCACTGATACGATTAGCCAATTGAGCTTCAGCAACATTCATACGACCGTCAAGCAGGTCAATGATTGCTTCTTTACCGCTGTTCTGAATCATCTCAAGACCGCTGATTGAAACAGCAGCAGCGTATTGGGTGATAGAGAATTGCGCGGCGCTGATCGGGCTGTTTTGCGAAACATTCAATACTTCATAGCCCGAATAGCTATTGGTATTATTAGTTGCCGAATCTGAATACATGATTTCCTGAAGGATAACATTCCCACCAGAAAAGGTTTTTACATTGCCACGATCTTTAAGGCGGCGCAGTAAAGCGTTGTTGTTTGTTACGTTGTCAGCTAGTTCACCCGTACGACTTTGAATGTTAGTCGCAATGATGTCTGAAACTGAACTATTGGCGAAGGCCATAATTTACTCCTCAGTTTAAGTTATCAAAAACGCTCATCTAGGTTAGCAAATTGCTCTACTAACATTGAGCGCCTATCTTGCGCTTTGGTCGTTGTCGATACCCCGGGTGTGGAGCTTTTAACGCTAACCGCTGCCGCCTTAGCAGCTTTCGCTGCTTTGTCTACCAGACCTATCTTTTGGACGTTTGCACTAGCCTGTTGGGCCTGTGTTTGTCTATCGTATAAGTCAGCGTCTAGGCGTAATGCCTTGTCGTAAGCCTCATCCAGCGTATTAGCCATACCGCCTTGTAGCAGTTGGATCATTGCTGGTCGAAGCTCCTCGAAATACTCTTTCTTTTGTGAGAATGAGTCTATTTCGCCGTTCATAATCTTGCTAGATTCAGCTTCCTTCTCTTGCTTCCATTGCTGCATCTCGCCGCGCACTGAGTTTAACTCGTTGCGTAGTCCGTATACTATATCATGCTGCGGTGCTTGTTGCATACCATCCTGATTTGCAGCTCCCATACCATATTGCTCTCTCAACTGAGCAAAGTAGTATTCCTTTTCCTGTGGCGAGCCGTTGCGTAAGATGTTATCCGCTTGCAATAACCCGCTAATGGCTTCACTAGGTTTAATGCCTAGACCGTTTATCGTATTAAGGTACGGCTGTACTACCCGTTCCATCTCATCAGCGTACTGAGCTTTAGAGATAAGCGGCTCAACACCAGCCCTCATCTGCTCTTCACGTTGCCATGCGTATTCTTGTAGTTTTGGCGAGGCCGCCGCCCATTCCTCGTGGTAGTCCTTCTTCCATGATGCAGGCGCTCTTTGCCATACTGGAGGCTCTTCTACTACTTCTGGAGCTTCTACAGGTATTGTTGGCGCGTACTTGCCATCAGCACTGCGTACTCTCTCAGCCTTTGGCTCTGTCTCTAATTCATCAAACTGCTGTGCTAGTAGTTCTTTTCTGTCTATTACGTTTGTATCGGGTACTGACTCTGGCATATCCATTTATTTCTCCCTGTGGGGGTTATTGGTAAACCTTTGGTTATCTCGCATACGATCCAGTAGCTTGTTGGCCTGATTATGCGACATATTTGCTAATTGTGCGCTTAATACTTCTCTGCGTGTATCTTTTACGACAGGTGCGCGGCTTGTCATAGTCTCGTTACCGACCTCAAAGCAGTTATGCTTCCTTAGATGCTCACGGTGCATAGCCCTGCCAGTAATCATTGTGCCATCAGCCATAGACTTGTAAGGAGCTATGTCAGGCATGATGTAGACCTTAGCATCGTATCGCTCTGCGCCTACCTCTACAGCTTCCCCGTCTATATATACCCAAGACTGTCTCATGATTGCCCCAGAACAATAGCTACTTCAGTATTAGCGGCCTCTTCTGCCTCACGCACCTTGTCTACCTGTGCCTTTGCGCCTATCTCTGCGACCATGATGCGAGTAGATGAGTCTAGTTGTGCTTTGTAGCGATTAAACTGATCTAGGTACTGTAGCTCCTGCATCTTCATCTGTTGGCGCATCTGCTCTAGCTGTGCGTCTGCCTGTAGCTTCATCTGCTCGATCTGCATATCTGCCTGTACTCGTGCCTGTTGAGCCTGTACGTCAATCTGAGCCTTCATCTGTGCCGCTTGTGCATCTGCTTGCAATCTAGCCTGATCGGTCTGCTGTTGGGCTTGCATTTTCATTTGTTCAGACTGCTGCTGCGCTTGCATCTTCATTTGCTCAGGATCAGGCTGCGGCTGTTGTGGCTGCTGTGATGCTGCCTTCATCTGTTCCAGTGCGGCATCCAGAGTACCCTCGATAGGCTCTGCTTGCTTAAACGCTCCTATGCCGAACTTCATCACCTCTACCAGCATTGGTATCATCTCAGGTGACTCACGGCCTACAGGTAAGGCTTGGCCTAAGAAGCCGCCAAACGCCTGTAGGAACTCCATACGGTTGCGCTTGTTCTGATCTTCATCCAACTGCACTAAGCTGTCAGCCTCTACGTCAATTCTAAAGTTAGCTAGTGGCGAGTCTTTAAGAAGCTCTATAGCCTGTGGTATCAACTGCTGATCTGCCTCAGACATCTGTTGTGCAGAAGCATATTGTAGCAACGTCTGTGGCTGGAACTTGGTACACATGATCTGCGCCTTGAGCTTAATCAGGCTAGACGCAAACAATGCTACCTCTTCCTGCATTGCTCTTAATCTTAGCCCTGCATACTGGCCTTTGATCTGTTGAGCAGTTGCAGTCTCGCTTGCACTGGTCTGACCACGAATAATGTCAGATATGCCTGTAATCTCGTAAATCTGGCTCTTTATGTCCTCTCTTGCCCGGTAGCAGTTGATGAGCGTAGCAGCTATGACATCAAGCGGCAGGATGTCGATACTACCCTTCAGCCCACCCTTCTCACTGAATGCCATCCACTTATCAACGGGTATCAGAGTATTATTGTCTCCCTCTGTGAGCAGACGTTGTAGCGTTGGCTGGCTTGCGTCATATACTCCTCGTACCCTTAGAGCCTTGACCAGACCATCAATTCTGTCGCTCAGAATGTCCAGCTCTGTAGCCTGATCTTGATACAGCACGAAGTCAGGTACAGGCACTAGAGAATCAGAGGTTAAAGTAGCGTACAGAGGCTTGCCACAAGGGAAAAAGCCTTCGACCTCGATGGGGTCATCACGCTCGTCTATGATGTAGTTGCTGTTCTTGCTAAACCAGTAGACCTTGCCGCTTTCCTTATCCCATAGCTCACATATCTTTGCGCGTGTATGCTCTTTGCTAGATTGACCATACGAAGTTAGTGTCTGTGGGCCGCTGTCCAAAGGTATCTTCTTTGCAGACTCCTCGCCAAAACGCTCTATAAGCGCCTCTCGCGTCATGTAAGCCCAGCGCCATACTACCGTGACCTCTTCCCATGTACGAGCTACTGAGTGACCAAAATCCTTCCAGTGAACGTAATCGGTAGGAGCGCACTCGTACTCAATCTCTTCGTATGTCTCTGCTGTATCGTTCTCTACCTCATCAGAGTCCTCAGTGACCTGTAGCCCATCTTCTGGCATATCACGCTCAATTAGATGTGGCTCGTAGCGTACCCATGCGACACCACGACCGCCTAAGAAGCGATCCTGTACCGCATTTTTCATGGTTGCACGGAAGTCTGGATAATGCTCAATCTCGTAGTCAATAGCTCTCTGAATGATCTGTGAGGCAACACGACCTACTTGGTCATTGTCTCCAAACCTACGCGATACGTCAGCCATAGGCAGCTTAGAATAGACCGCTGGGATTAAGGTCTGTACGTTTGACCAGAGAATATTAAATTTTGCCGTCTCGTTAGAGTTCTGGCTGCGGTTATCATCTCTGTAGCGTTTAACGATCTTTGCAGAACGAGCCTCCCACTTCTTGAACTCGTTGTCATAGCTACCGATTACGTTCAGATATTTCTCAATTGGAGTTTCGGTCATTTTCTGTCCTGTTGTCTAAGTGCTTCAGCTATTGCTTGAGGGTCTAACATCCCGCCAACACCTACACCAGCGAGAATGTCTGCTTCATGTCTACGCATTGGGTCAAAGGCTGCAAAGCGGGAACGAACTTGTGAAGGCTGAAATGGTATAACCACTTGATGACCATAAAGATCACCACCTTTACCACCCGTATCAATAATTCCTTGATAGCCTAATTTCTTTATCTGATCTGTTACCTTGTCTGGTATAGAAGTCCAAACATAAGAGTTATCACCCTTAGCTAAGTCTTGTTCTAACTGATTCACCCATTCTTTAGGCGTATATCTAGCATCTTTTGCCCACTCGTCAGAACCAGATGTTTTTAGTCTTGTCTTATCTTTTGCAAACGCTTCTTTTAACGCAGGTATGACTGTGCTTCTAATCTCTTCAACATTACTTGTCTTTAATGGGTTATTTATCATAGCCTTGCCTGTCAACACACCTTGTGCAGATGTCCACGGAGCATTGGCCTGACTAATTTCGTGCGGGTATCCAGCTAATTTGTAAATATCAGCTAGTTCAGATGGGGCATACACATCTAACATACCGCTTTCTCCGTACACGCTTCTTAGTGCGGCTAATGGGTTTCCTTTAGCTGCCTTTAATTCGTATTCAAAATGGCTAGGAGAGAATGGCGCTCCTTTTGACGTTGGATGCAATGTCCAAGCACCCTCTGCCTCTTCTGGGTTTTTATACCCAATTCTACGAGACTTATCTAAAATATCAGTTTTAACTTCTGGCGATAAATGATTCCAGCTTTGTTCTACTGTGTATGGATTTTTCCCTCTGAACCCTAGTGACTTAGGAGATACTTGAAAGTATTGGTCTAATCCACCTATGTCATCAGCCATTCTGCTAGTGTCTTGTTTGTTCATAGCGTAACCAGATGCAACAGGTGGTGTGTCTGTACCAAATGGCATAGGCCCAGATGTAGCTCTTTTAGGGTCTAAATTTTTACCAGATAGCAATCTGTCTAATCTTTGTGTGCCATGCAAATAGTCTACCGCACCCATAGCAGCAGCTCTATCCATACCAGTATTACTAGATGGCAAAGCAAGTCCACCCTGCTCCTTTGGTAGCGCAGCATTTCTCTGGGCTGTGTCGTGCAGTATCTCGAACTCTGTCTTAGGTCGCTGCGGCATAGACGCGCCTTCTGGCACTATGCTCATTCTTGTATCAGGCATAAGCCTTGCAAATCCCGTTTTGTTCTGTACCTGTTCAGCTAGAGTTTTTAGAGCAGCTTCACCACCTTTTTGTATAAAAGGCCGCATTGCCCCGCCTAACGCAACAGTATCAACTACTTCTGGCCTTAGCGTTGTAGTCTGTCCTCTGCCTGTAGTTATGCGCCCACCGTAGCTTAGATCGTCTAGCAGTCTGTTGACGTTCCTTAGCGGCAGCAGATCACCACCACGCATACCGCCAAATAACGGATCGCGCTCAGGTACTACATATCTGTCGGCTTGATCTGATAAATAGCCAGCAGCGTCAGCAATAGCGCCAAAAAACCTATTACGAGGCTGTTTAGTTACTGAGTCTTGCCTAGCTAGAGCTTTGGCTAGTTGTGATGGAGCAGTCTCATTAGCTTTAGGTTTATTTAATTCTTTCATGTGGTCTGACCCAACAAAATAGACCCCTTCTTTTTGCGATTTAAGCCAGTTTGTTCTGTATTCACTAG